GGTTAAGCCGTAACCTAGTATTCTACAAAGCCAAGGAGAGCTAATGCCACAAAGATCCTTTGAGCCGGGTGGTCGGTTCTCTACTGACTGGGAACTTGACGAAGTAGGCACTGGCATAACTGTTGATGCAACTAATCCTTTTGGTACCTCTGCGGAGTGGTGGATCTACAACGATGTTTCCTCAACTAAAGATCCTATCTATGATGTTGAGCCAATCGGCAGTGGTCGCGTATGGGACGGCCCTTACGAACTACTAGTTATTAGCGCATCTATCACCCATGGTGTTAATCAAGCTAACCAACGAGGCTTCTACTCATCCGACTCCCTCAAGCTCACTGTAAACATTGACGATCTACAAGAAGTTAGCCCTGAGCTTTTCTTTGATGAACGCGGCTTTATCCGACCACAGATTAACTTCGCTAACAAGTATCGAGTGGCTTGGCAGGGTCAGTTGTATCGTCCGATCCAGACACAGACCCAAGGTTATGTCACTGACCGCGGTACAATTATTGTTCTCAAGTGTGCTCAGCTCATGCCTGAAGAGTTGGTCAACGACGCTCAGTTTGCAACTTACGCTCAGTCCTAGGAGGAACCATGGCGCAGGATAAAGTACAGAAAGTAATGAAGGAGTTCAAGAATAAAACCTTGAAGTCTGGCAAGAAAGGTCCTGGCAAAGGTCCTGTAGTCAAATCAAAGAAGCAAGCTGTGGCTATTGCCATGAGCGAAGCTGGAATGTCTAAGAAAAAGAAGAAATAACTATGCCTAAGAGAATCGGTCAAACCGCGGGAAAGGACCCAAAGAAGTCTGTAGATGTTGCCTTGACTGGTAGCAAATACAAAACTGGCGGCGCTAAATCCCGAAAAAAAGCTGGCGGAATTATCCGCAAACCTAAAGCCACTATCCGCTATAGAAAGAGCTCGTAATGGCAAAGACCTTGAAAGTTGCTGGGGTTAAACACACCGTCAAGAAAAACAAAAAGGGCGATGTTGTTGTAGACCACGAAGCCAAGGCAAAGGCTGGCAAGTGGGATAAGATTAACCTCACTAAAAAAGGTGGATCTAAAACAGTCAAAGAAGGCGTCAAAGCCGTCAAGGACTGGCACAAAAAGAATCCGCATAAGAAGGAGAAATAATGGCAAAGCAAGGTCCATGCTGGGACGGCTATGTCCAAGTTGGTTTTAAAATGAAAAATGGCAAGAAGGTTCCTAACTGTGTCCCAGAAGGATCCGGCAAGAACAAAGTCGCAAAACCCAAGAAACAGAAAGCAGGTAAGAAGTAATGTGCGCTACATGTGGTTGCATGGGTAACAAGAAGAAAGCCCCAGCTAAGAAGGCAGCAACAAAGGGATTATCTTCTAAGCAAAAGAAACTTGATACAAACAAGAACGGCAAGTTAGAAGGATCAGACTTCGCTGCTCTTCGTGCAAAGAAGAAGAAGTAATGTGCGCGACCTGCGGTTGTGGCCGTCCCAAGGACAAGCACGGGATGAAGACCCTCAAAGCGGCGAACAAGAAGTTTGCTGCAAAGAAGGGTGCGCCTGTAAAAGACAAGAAGAAGGGTAAAAAATAATGGGCTGCAAGAAAGATAACTGCAAGTGCTCCTGCAAAGTTTGTAAGGGAAAGCACTGATGTCCAAGACCCCTAGCTTCATGAAGGGCAAATACACAAAGTCTAAGGACGAAAAGATGGATGCCCGCCTTATGAAAAAAGCCGGCATCAAAGACAAGGACGATAAGGCTATGTTCGAAAAACTGGACAAAGCCCACGGCAAAAAGAAGAAGCCAAAGACCATAGCTGAGGATCGCAAGAAGGACGATGCGATTATCAAGAAGGTCAAGGCAAAAGAAAAGGCTGAAGAAAAAGCCGAAAAGAAGAAAGAAAAGAAGTAAGGCTAAGCCCCCGAAAGGGGGCTTTTGCCTTTATACTATTTTTGATTCCATGCGGGAATCAAAGTTCTACCCCTGCGCTGTACACGTGCCCTACTCCACAAGGAGACTGCGATGTTTGGTTTACCGAACCAACCAAAAGTAGATAAGCCTGATCAAGTTCTGTTTGCTAGAGAGATAGCAAAGAACCTTCCTGACAAGGACGACAGCACAAAACTTTTCTACGGCGCATTAGGGGCATATGTAGTAGGGAAGGCTTTGAAGCGTGATCGCAGAAACAAATGAAGTAGACGCGACTGTCTCTGACGCTGCCTTCTACCTAATCCCCGTATTGACTGACGAGCTTCAGTCCCTAGCCCTAGCCTCTAACTGGCCGGCTCGAGTAATTAAACAACTGACGGTTTCCTTTGATGGCGCTTCCCTTTACATTGACTACCCAGAAGAGGTAGCTCAAATAGTCCAGGATCTGGAGTACGGAAAAACTGGGCAGGTACCTAACTCGGTATTGAGATCTTTCATCTACAAGATCCAGCCGTTGATTAAAGAGTTTTATAAAGATCATGTCGCGTCCAACCTCTTTAACCTAGAGGAGATATATGCCTAATCCATTTGTTATTGCTGAAGACCTAGCCTTGAAAACCTACCTAGCTGGTATGACGGTCTCTGATGAAAAAAATATGGGAAGACCTGTTCAAGTGTGGTTTGGGTACCCAGATGTAGAAATACGTGACCAAAAGTTTCCTTTTGTCACCATTGATCTTTTAGATATCGTTCCAGCAAATGATCGACAGATCCAAGGTCGCCTCTCTGACGCAGACTATCAAGGAACAATCGCAGCAAGTGGATCGCTGATTTACACCTATGATGTCCCAGTGGCATATGACATTGTGTATCAAGTTACTTCACACTCGCGCCATCCACGCCACGATAGAGCTTTATTAATTCAACTACTACAAAAGTTTCCATCAAAGTACGGCAAGCTAGCTGTGCCAAATCAGTTAGGTACTGAGACGGCATACCGAAGTATGTTCCTTGATGGATATACAAAACTAGACGGAGTTGAGGAGGATACTGGCGGAGCCCGTCGTATTCTTCGCAACGCATTAACAGTCAGAGTGATAAGTGAGATGTCACCTTATGTGGCAGTCACCGCAACTCCAATTGTTGATGAAGTCTTTCTGGATAAGACGACTCCCCCTACTGGATACGAGATGGTCTAATACATGGGTACTCTGTTTAAAACTAAGGAGATAAACTAATGGCATTTCAACGCCCTGGGGTTTATGTACAAGAAGTACTAAATCCTATTCAATCAACAGTAGGGCCTAACTCCGATTCAGTTGGTGCTTTCATCGGCACTAACGATCGTGGACCTACTACACCAACACTGGTTACATCGTGGAGCCAGTACACAAATCTGTTTGGAACATGGAACACCACCGCAAGCAATAACTTGCCACTAGGTGTTTATATGTTCTTCGCAAACGGAGGAAGCCGCGCTTATGTTAAGCGTGTCGTAGGAGCTGGAGCCGCAACCGCAGTCCGTACTTTCAACGATCGTGCTGGAACGCCTTTGGCAACGCTTCGCCTTAATTCTAAAAACGAGGGTACATGGGGTAACAGCATTAACGTTACTATCTCTAACTCTCTAACAACAGGTAAGTTTGATCTTACTGTTTATTACGGTGGAAACACTGATGCTGAAATTGTAGAGAAGTTTACTGATCTAAGCATGACCCCTACAGATACTCGTTTTGCAGTTTCAGTTATTAATGCTGGTTCGGTATATGTAACAGCAACAGATCTAGGATCTGCTACTACAGGTTCTGATAGAAACCCATCTGTTGTAACTAACCAAGCCCTAAGCACTGGTGCTAACGGATCTACCGTTGGAAACATTACAGACTTCTCTGGATTTGATGTAATTAATCAGTCTTTGATTCTCAATGTTCCCGGCGTAACCGCTGCAACTACTATCAACGCTGCTATCTCATACGCTGAAAGCAGAGATGATGTCTTTGTTGTTATTGACTCAACTAGTGCTACTGCGGCAGATGCTTTGACACTTGCTGCAACATACACACCAACCTCATACGCCGCGGTTTACTACCCACCTCTCGTTATCTCTGACCCAACAGTTGGTGTTGGAGGAGCAAGCGGTCAAACAAAAACCGTAGGTGCTGGAGCAGCTTTAGTAGGTATTTATTCAACTACTGATGCTTCTCGCGGTGTCTTCAAAGCGCCAGCAGGACTACAAACCAGAGTTGCTGGAGCAGTTTCAGTGGCAACACTTACTAATACAGAGCTAGATAGCTTGAACTCAGCAGCAGCCCCAGTTAACGCAATTAAGTATGTTCCAGGATCAGGCATTGTCGTTATGGGTTCACGCACTCTTAAGACTGGATATGTTGACAAGTATGTTCCAGTACGCAGAACTCTTATTTACCTCCGTAAGGCACTTACAGATCTCACAGAGTTTGCGATCTTTGAGCCAAACGATGAGGCTCTATGGCGTCGTATCAACGCGACTGTCAGCGGATTCTTAACAGGCTTCTGGTCACAGGGCGGTCTTCGTGGAGCGACCCCGCAACAGGCGTTCTTTGTTAAGGTTGATGCAACAAATAACCCACAAGCATCTATTGATAATGGAGAAGTCCATCTTGAAGTTGGTGTGGCGTTACAGCGTCCAGCTGAATTTGTTGTTATCAAAATTGGTCAATTTGACGGTGGAACCACCGTTACTGTGGCGTAAAGGAGATAATCACACATGCCAAATACAACAATCAATCGCTTCTCAACTCTGGCGACAGATCCGTTACGCTCGTTTCGATTTTATGTTGAATTCGAAGCCGTCGGTATTAACGGAGAAGCCGTATTTGATGACCGCATTAAGTCATCAGATGCTGCAGCAAGCACTTCTGGTAAATCAGTAGGCTGGGCAGGAGGCTTTACAAACATCAGTGGTCTTAATATCACCACTCAATCAATTCAATACCG